GGCACGAAGCACCCGCAACGGGATGAGGTCATCAAGTATCTCTACAACGACGACCATCTGAGCCGAATGGACGGCATTACGTATACGCCGTCTGACTCGGCACAGATCATTGCTCTGGCGTAAATGACTGGGCCATCATGACTTGTACCTATTCGGCTAGTCTTGAGTACGATACCCGGCCGGTGTCTACTACTCGGGGCACGGTTTCGGCCTCCCATGTCGCCACATGTGTCGCACGGGCGGCGAGAAAGGCTGCTCGGGAGCAACGCCCCAAGAACTGGCGGTCGGTTGTGGTGGTGCTGGAACGAGTGGGAAACGTCGAAGGCGTGGGTGACTGACCCCTACCCGGTCCAGGGCTGGCGAGAGCCACAGAGACCTGAAGTGGGGTCACTTTTGGGGCAGTTATGATATGAACGAGCGCCCGTTGTGGGGACCATCGGCGCAGTCGTATGGAGGGGACATGCTGTACATCAAACCTGAGCGGCGTCAGACGCTCGACCAACACGCCGATGCCATGAACCCGGGTGAACTGAACTACCTGCTCGCCCAGGTGTGCCGAGGCTATCTGTACCAGGCGGGGTCCAACTATTCCACGATGAATGACATCGTGGGGGCGCTGGAATGCGCGAAAGCGGAGTTCTATCGGCTGGTCGTGGCGCCCTTTGAAGACCAGACGTGCCGCGAGCAACTGAAGACGCGAACGGAGAATCGATGCCCCGACATCTCGACGTGAATGAACCGGCAGGCCCTATTTATTGTCCGATCTGTGGGCAGCTCTTCTCGCCAAATTCGACGGATGTCTACGACCGGCGCGTGAGGGCTCATCTGCTCCAGGCCCACGGGCGGGTGCTGCCGTCGAATGGCCGATCTGTTGCGACAACGGGGCGCCCGCTTGATGAGACGGGCGTGGGTGGGCGCGCATGAACATCGTCCCGGCATCTCATGGACTCGATGCCACCCTGGGTGCGTCCTCGGGCCTGCGCAGCGGGGGCGTGCATATCTCCGACGTGTACAACTCGCTGTATCAGGAACTGGAGCCCGCACGATATGCCCAGGCGGGCGGCCCTCCCGTCATCAAGATGGCCATGGGGCTGGCGTGGGAGGCGTATGTTGAGGCGTGTCTACGTCGGGCGGGTATTGACGCGTACCGACCCGAGGAGGGGACAACTCCCGAAGGTCTGGCCTTCAGTCCCGATCTGATCCTCATTGACGAGCGGGGCATCCGTCGCGTGGGCGAAATCAAGCTCACGTATATGTCGGAATCAGAGACACTGGGCGAGCCCAAGTTTGCCAAATGGCTCACACAGGTCCAAGCCTACTGTCACCACATGGGGACATCGTCTGCCCGCTTTTACGTCCTGTTTGTCAATGGGAACTATCGCGGCCAGCGCGATCCGGTCTTTCGGGCGTATGACATGACATTCACGGCACAGGAGTTGAAAGACAACTGGCAGCTTTTACTCAACCATGCTCGGCATAAGAAGATGCTGTGACTGATATGACTACACCATTCTCGTTTGGAGCCAGGCCCGTTCCTCTTATCGGACAGCCCAATATTTGGGGTGTTACGGCGCTTGTTGGCATATGTTGCACCTGTGAAACACACCCGCCATTGATGATTATTGCAGGACAGCAACTTCAATGTTCATGCTGTCAAAAGCAGTGGTTGGCCCGGGGCAAGATAGAAGTTACTGTGGCACAAGTTGTGAAATCCAACGATGAGTCCTAATGTGGCGATGCAGAGTGTGTTGCTGAAAGGAATACACATGGCCAAGACCAAATCGGTGGAGTGGGGCAACTTCAAGCCCGTTAACGATGCCGTCCCCTTTCGGCTGATCTGGCGCTCCTATGGCCAGGAAAAGGTCGGGAAGAACCATTTCGGGCTGACCGCGCCCGGCCCTATTGCGATTCAGTCGTTTGACATCGGGTTGGAGGGGGTGGTGGAGAAGTTTCGTCACCCGCCACTCGGCCCGAAGGAGATCGTGTTTACCGAATACGAGTTCGACAAGACGGACGATTCCCAGGAAGCGGCCCAAGTCATTTGCACTCGGTTCGTTGAGGATTATGAACTGGCACTTCAGAAAGCTCGTACGGTGGTCTGGGATACCGAGTCTGAAGTCTGGGAGCTCTTTCGCTTTGCCGAGTTCGGGATGAACGAGCAAGGGGTGAGCACCGACCGTCCGGCCCGCTACGTCAAGCTGAATAGCCGGTATCGGGACTTGATTCAGCTCGCGTACGATGCCGGCGTGAATCTTCAACTGATTCAGAAGGTCAAGGAGCGATGGAAGGAGAATGCCAAAGGCTCGCCGGTGCCCTCGGGGAACTTTGAGCCGACCGGGTTCAAGGAGGCCGGCTATATCGTCCAGGTCAATCTGAAGCACACGTGGGAGAAGGAACGCGGCTTCATCATCGATGTCGTCAACTGCCGCCAGAATATGGGCATTGCCGGAGACCAGTTCGAGAATCTTAACTTTCCGGAGCTGGCGCAGTTGGTATTCCCGGAGAGCCAAGAAACCGATTGGGCGTAGCGTGACATTGTTCATCGATTCCCGCGCCGGCAGCCACGAACTGGTGCGGCCTCTTCAGCGGCTCGGCCTTGACGTGGAGGAAACCACGCTGGACTTCGCGGACGTGGCCTTTGAGGGACGGGGCGAGCACGGCAGGCCCGTCTCCATCGGCATTGAGTTCAAGAAACTGGGCGAGTGCGTGCAAGCAATGCAGACGCAACGACTCCAAGGGCATCAGGCGCCCGGGCTGGCCAAGACGTATGACTTTCGCTGGCTGCTTGTGGAGGGCGACATTCTCTTTAACAAGCAGGGGCGACTCCTGAAGCGAGCAGGCCGCCGCACCTTCACATCGCTGCCCGGGCACATGCTCATCAGTGAGTATTGGAAGCGTATCCATGTGCTGCATCTCTGCTGGGGGCTGAATCCCGCACACACGGAGAGCCGAGCCCAGACCCTCACGTGGATCGAAGCGCTGTATCGGACGTGGACCGATCAAGATTTGGACAAGCATACATCGCATTTGGCGATCTATACGCCGCCTCGGATTGTGCCAATCGGTCCCTTCAGAGAAGCGGTGTGCCAATGGCCACGTATCGGACTCCGCACGTCCAAGGCGGTCGAGGAGCGCTTTCAGGGATCGCTGAGACGGGCCGCACGAGCGTCCGTTGACGAGTGGGCCGCCGTGGCGACCATCGATGATGCGGGCCACACGAAACGGCTCGGCATGAAAGCTGCAGCCGAGATTGATCGATTCTTGGAGGGATCACGTGGCTGAGTTCAAAATACCCGCACGGCGCACATTTATTGTGACCCGATATGACCGCCATAACGACATTGAAGAGATTGTCGTGCAGGCACATTCGGTCTCGGTTGAAGACACGGGGGCGTTGTCTTTTGTCTCCTACTATCTCTCGCCCGATGGGAACGACATTCTCCCGCAAAAGCACCGCATCTTCAATGAATGGCGGGACGTGATCGAAGAGGTACAGTTTGCGTCCGCGCTCGTGGCCCACTGATGATGAGTTATCATCCGATCTGTGCTGTTATCACCGTCGGCACGGGGCACAATAATCGCGCACGGTGGTTTACCGTATTTGAACGGATCGTGGAATCCTAAATGCCGTACCAGCCACGACTCGTTACACCGACTGGACCCGCCCCCAACGCCCTCATGGTGGTGGGGGAAGGCCCCGGATGGCAGGAAGATAAGACGGGCTCGTGCTTTGCGGGCAAGACCGGGGATGAGCTGAATCGGTATCTGGATGGGACAACGCTGCCGTCTCGGTCCCAGGTCTTCTGCACCAATCTCTACCGCCGCTATTATGGCAAAGACTACGAATGGCAGGCCAAGGATTTGGCCGAGGGTGAATCCCTGCTGATGGCCGAATTGCGGCGCTGTCGGCCGAAAGTGATTGTTCCGCTCGGACGCCATGCCACGCGCTGGTTTTTGGGTGACGTGGATATGTCTGAAGTGTGGGGCATTCCGTGGACATTGCCTCCGTCAGACAAATGGGTATTTCTGGGCCAGGACGTTATCGTTCTGCCTATACATCATCCAGCGGCGGGCATGTACAACCCCGAACTCAGCC